CGGCGTTGTGCATCCCCCACTATCGAGCATGTCGCTCAATAGCCCGCAGGACTAAGATCTAGTCCAATTGAAGCTCCTTGGCAGGAGCCTCAATTCCAGCCCATTTGATACGGAACGTATGGGCACGTTCTTGGCCCTCATACCGATCAGTCTGATACTGAACGGTACGGTCATGATTCTCAAGGAACCATTTCAACAGCCCCGGCTCTCCATCGACGACGTAAGAAGTCGACAGAGCCCTAACTTTGGGATAGCGTTCCTGCCAAATGTGAAGATCGTCATTCCAACGACCTCTCCATTTGGTGCGAAGAACAGTATCGAGAGCCAAAGCAGGGAAGGAATCACTGATATCCCGGTCTCTCCTCCTAGGAGGAAGAGCAGGGAAGACGTCAGTTACTACGTCATCAGCGACTTTCACAGTTCTCCACAAACCGGCGTTGTAAGCCCGGTTGCGGAAATCTACGAAACGGTTGATGAGGGCTGCATCGTGACGCGAGGTTGGAACCTCTGCACGGAGTCTGACAACGGACACATCGTATCCGTTGAAATACTCCTTCCCACAAGACTCTCTGAACATACCAGTCCAGAAAGACTTGTGCATGTTGACCTTGAAGCCAAAAGCTTCAAGTCCATCAACAACGTCACCTACCCGGTCCACAGGGACGACAATGTCATCCCCGTAGACGCTGACAGATCCGTGGATATCACGAATCCGAGGGAATTTCTGTGCGTAGACGCCCATGCAGGCGATGACCGTGAAGATCATCGCCTCAATAGGAAACGTCAGCGCAGACCCCATAGAGGCAAACTTGGCGAGGTTGAAAACCTCACCATCCAGGTCTGCCTTCGCCGACCTCGTCGCCATGACGAAGTCGCGCAGATGTGGGTGATACCGGAATAGTTCCTCAACTACTTCGGTGTGAACACGGTCAGAAGCTTCGCTCAGATCGAGCGTAGCGAGAGAACCAGTAAGTGAGCCCTGATGGGCCAGCTTCTGGTTTCTCTCCTGATCAGTGAAACCCAGAACACCAGACAAGTCTGAGTGCTCCACACCAGCGTAAATCTCGCGCTTAAGCCCTTGCTGTGCAAACTGCACGGTTGAGGGCTCGATCGCAATGATACGCGGTGTCTTCTGCGTTTTTGGCACACAAACAACCCGTACGGGAAGTTCGTGCTGTGGGGCCACGAGGTCACGGGGACCAGTTGGAAGGTTGGAGCTGTACAACTCTGAGGGGAAAACCTCATTGAGTCGCTCAGTCCAATAATCCAATTCCCAGCGCTGTTTATGATCAAGACGATCAGCGACAGCGCCAGGTCCGTGACGCGGGATAAGTGAGAAGGAAGAGACAACCGTCTCCAGCTTGTCAAACAAATCCCCGAACAAATGGAGAGTCCACTGGTTAAAGTGGCGCCATAGGGCCGGATCGATACCGACCATATAGTGCTCCATGAGTTCCTCGTCAGTCTTGACGAACTGTGCCTTTGCACGCTGTATCCTTTCGGGGGTACAATCGCGCTCAAGCTTACCCGTCAGATAACAAATCTGACGGACGGCCCAGATAGCATCTGGGTCGGGGTTCGGCAAGATATTCCCATCATCAGAGAACACACGCGAGAGGAAACCTCCAAGAAAATGGGGGAGCCCTCCATGGTGCCGGAAAGCCGGTACCATGTGTCGCGGCCATGAGCCATCACGAAGACCTTTCTCAAGGGCCTTCGCAAACTCAGGCAGGGTGATCGTGAGGAACGAATCACCTTCGTGTTCCCAACGGGAGCGGATAGTATCCGCATCCCGATGCACATGGATAGCGCAATGAAGTCCCGCGTCATGCAGGACTGCCAGATGGAGAGTTACCAGGCTTTTCAAGACCCC